TGTATTATTTATATATTGAGATCCTTTAAACAAATCAAGTGTAGGAGTTAAACTTGTTCCGTTTGGATTCTTTAATGTTTGTGCATTTGTAAAAGATGCAATTAAAATTAATATTAAAACTACACCTATACTGATAGCAGAAACACCTGATGAGAAGTTTACGTTCTGTCTTGAACGTCCTTGCCATTCATGTCTATTCCAATTTTCCATTTTTTTTCTTTTTTTTATAAGTATATATTGGCACACGACCTTGATTACCTATACCATCCATATCAATGATATCTGTATCTTTATTTACATCTGGATAATTTTCTTCTTGTTGTTTATTGCCATTATATACAATATTCCATACTAAGAATACTATATATAAAAGAAATATACAAAAGCCAACTGCGAACATTACTAAACTCATGATGTCCTCCTTTGTCTTATTACTAATGCAAATAATAATATTGTACCAGGCCAGTGTGCTGAGTACTGAGCTTCTTCTGTAAATCCAAGTAAACCTAAACTCACAGAATATAATAAGCATCCAAATGCTATAATAACTGGATACCATTTCATTGTTATATCTTTAACTTTTTCCATTGGTTTTTGTTTTTTTTCATATGCAGCAGGAGATGGTAAGCCAGAATAATGGCAATACTTATCTTCTTTACTAAATATTTTGGTTATTCTTTTCATAATTAAATGATTTTTGATTCTGAAAATCCAAGTTCTGTAGCATCTTCTGGATGTGTTTCAATCCACATATGACAACTTCTACAGACTGGTAGCCATGTGCTTACATCTAAATGGTATTTACCACGGCCTTTTTTATGATGTACATCTGTAGTATGCAAAGAACACTTATGGATCTTTGCATGACATACAGGATGTTTTAATAAAAATTCTTTTCTTAGCTTAGAATACTCAGAATTTATTCTTGACATTTTACTTGATACCTTTCTTATACTCATTCTTTAGTTCAAAAAAGTTTCTAGGTAATAGTTTTTCTTGTATAAACATTAGGATAACATCCTCATATCTAATACCTAAGTCTTTCAGTGAAGCTTTACATTTATAATCTGGCAAATAATCTGTCTCTGGAATCTCTAAAAAAGCTTTTGCATTTTCACCAAAAGTCTTATAAAGATAATAATTTATTTTCTTATTTGAAATTATCTGTTTCCATTTGTTAAGAACAGCTTGACCCCTCTTCCATACTTTTATAATTCTTCTCTTCTTATCTCTATGCATCTTCTTAACTTGATCTTTACTATACATATTTAGACCGTGCAACACTCTTTTAAATAAAAAATGTTGATAAGGATTTAGTTTTGTATAGTCAATAACTTGAACTACTGTTTTTGCTTGAAGATATTCTTCATATATACCATAAAACATATATCTCTCTTCTCTCTTTTTAAGTAATTCAATTTGTTTTTGCTTGTTTAATAATTCTATTTGTGTTTTTGATAACATGGTTTCTAGGTTTTAAGTGGTTAGTATATAAAAAAAGAGCCCTAAAACTAGAGCTCTTTTCATTTGATAAATAAAAATTTAAGTGTCAGTCATCCTTATGATGAAAGTAATCATCATTCATAAGGGTTTCTGGATCTATATCAGGTAATTCTATCTCTGACTCATCAATCATATCAGTAATTGCAGCTTTTGCAGCTGGACTATTAAAAGGAGAATACCATGGATGGGTAGGTGATTTAGTATAATATACGCTAAGACCATTTAATTCTTGGATTTCACTGTCAGAAAGCTCAAGATAAGTCTCTACGGATAATTCTACTATACGCCCATCAGGCAATTGATAAATCATGTAATAAAATTACATAATATAAATGTAAATTTATTAGGTTAGTTTTGTGAATTTATAAGCTATTAAAAAATATATAGCAGTTATATAGCTATAATTATTTTACGTAATATAGATGACCTTGTTTATGTATATATTTTTTGTCTTTTAGTTCTTTAATATAAAGATCTACAGACCTACGGCTTTTATTTGTCAAGTCACAAAGTGTGCTAATTGAAGGGTAGCAGTTTCTTTCAGGATTACAATAACAGGATAATAATGCATATAAACCTTTAGCTTGTATAGATAATTCTGGATCAGTAATTACATTTTTGTTTACAATGCCAAATACTTTCATTTTATAAAGTTCTTTTTGATAAAGTCATAAGACTCTTTAAATGATAGTTTATTTAGGTCATTAGATTTAAAATTATACTTCTCATTCATAAGTTTACCAAATCCAACAAAGTCATTGCAACCGATTGATACCAGTTTCATGTTTGTTTGAAATGCATTATACTCATGATCTAATACTTCTATTGATATATATGCCATATTAATATTTTCCTTTATATAAAACTTCTGCTAATTCATCTTCAGACATAGTGTTATACTTGTCTTTGATGCTAAAATAAGTAATATCATGTTTATTTACTACTTCTATGTCTAAAATATCTAGGCCTACCTCATATTCTTTTAGCTTATTATTTTCATCATGAAAAAATAAGTTTGTTCTAAAAGAATGGTAATGACTATGAAAGTCATCATCATAGTTTTTAGATGAGATTACTTGACCATATATGTATGTTCCATCAAATAATCCCATATCTGTGAGAATATCCAGGTTATACTGATCTTTTAGATATCTAATACTATCAGAATCAATATCAATTCTGAAGTAACAATCTTTCTTAATTGGTACATAATGAGAATCAAACACTCTATCAACTATAAATTGCTTTGATGTAGTGCATAAATTATCACATATTGCATTTAATATATTGTCATCTATTTCTTTGACATGTTTAAATAAAATTTTTTTAAATGTTTTGTTGTTTATACGAATCATAAGCTTGATGTTAAATAAAAGACAAGAGTAGACTCTTACATCTACTCAAGTCTTCTCCACTTAACCTAACCAAACACAATCTCTTAATGTATTTAGTATAGTATAATGTGTTGTTATTGTTTGTATGTAATATACTGCGCTTTTTTTGTACCATAAGCTGCACAAACTTCTGTTGTAGAACAAGAGCTTGCTGTTAGAGCAATAATGGTTATAAAAGTAAACCACAATAAAACATACACATACGAAGGTATAGTTATATTTCTCATTACGAATAGGATTTGCAATAACTTAAGAAGTCTGACACACTTTCCTGCACATATATATACTGTGCTTCTGATGCTAAGATTCTTAAATTATCATTGATTAATAATTCATCATGTATCTGATCTTCATCAGGTTTAGTTACATGACTTGTAAATAGTACTTCTGTATCACCATTGGGATGCATGAATATGATCTCATTGGTAGTTGAGTGGAAGTTATGCTTAACAAGACCCATAGTCTTATTGTGCATAACAAAAGGTTCTGTGTTTAAAATTTGTATACGCATGGTTTTAGGTTTTTGCCAAACAAGCAGAGCAAGAGCCCCTACTTATTTGTTGTGTTATGTATATTCATTCTATTATGCTCATGATCATAACTCTTGGTTAGAATGGTAAGGTTTATACGTACTCCTTACAAACGTCCGGATCTTAATAAGATATCAGTTACGATACACATAACTGTTAATCCTATGTATAAAGAAGCTATAACATAGATAGCAGCTTTATCACTCATAGTAATGCTTTTCATATCTTTTGGATTTAGGTTTGATTCTTAGTATTACGAAAGGTATAAGTATTACGATTTCAGATTCATGAAATAATATACCTATAGACAAAGACATAGCCATCTCCACTTTGAAGGTTGGCTTAAGCTTTACGGATTTGATTTTATTATTGATTACGATAGCAGCTATGAAGCTACTGATAACGAATAATATCATACCAACGAGTTCATATGCATTGACAGAATAGTTTAATACTATACTATAACATAGAAGTGTTGCTATGACTGGCATTACTATTACATAGAATAGTTTGATTGTAAAATTGAATAATAGTTTCATTTGTTAAATGTTAAGGTTAGTAAAAAATGCTTGGCTAAACAGGTGGCTACCTATATGTATTAACTGTTTAATTAAGATTATTATGGCCACTAACCACCAAGCAATAAATTAACCCCAGTAGATTATAGGATGTTCGTTATTGTGTGGATTCCCTCCGTTTAAGCAAGCTCTCAACTTGTCTCCACTCCTACATTCTATTGCGGTTAATAGTATTGTAAACTCTATATAAGACATAGATAAGAGACTATAAGAGAACATAAGAGAGTTGTATTAGTACTTATGTGCAGCATAGTTGTAGTTATAGCTATGTATATACAGAGGAGTAATAAAAAAATAATGTGTGTAATTATGGAAGAAAGTGGGATAATGTGGATCACTTTTTCTTTGACACACACAAAAAAAAAGATTTTTACTGCAAAAAATAAAGATCTAACTAGGTTGTATAGGTTCTGCACTCCACTTTTAAGTGACTCACCGCTTAACTCATAACGTGTCGGTCCTACCACTATAGCAACCCAGTTGATCTTCTAAAATTTTTAGAGATAAGTTGTATTTCTTTTTAGTTTTATAAAAAAAAGAAAGAAGTGCTACACGTTATGCATAGCACTTACTAATCTTACATATCAAATGCGTCTTCTTCTACCATCTCTTCTTCTTTCTCTACCTCTTCTATTGCATCTTCTAAGTCAACTTGGTTACTGTCCGCAGTTTCAGTAGCAGTAGTAGAACCACTATAGAAAGCTCTTATCTCATCACCATTTGCATGAGGAATAAGAACATCTGCTAATTGACCTGTAGCGTCATAGAAAGTCTTTCTGTAGATGAATTCACCATCTTCAGTAACACAATGAGGTCCATCTTGACCTGCTCTCTTAGGTTGAGAAGTAGGGTCAAAAGCCTCAGTCTGTTCTTTAACGTAGATACTACCCGGAAGCACTTGCCCATCAACCCAACCAAGGTTTTTAAGTACATCCATTTTACCTAATAATAATGCGCTTACACTCTTGTTGTCAACACCATTATTAGTAGAGAAGGTTGGTCTGTTCTGAGTGATTCTGATTTGTCCCCACTCAGGATTCTTTGTCTGTCTGATGACGTTGCCTTGGTCATCTGCAGACACCATTACTTTATTGTTCATAATTTTAAAATTTAATTAAGTAATATATTTACAGACATACTCTTGTATATCTGACGGGGCACCCTGCACCGCAAGATTTAGCCGGGGAGTCAAATGCTAGGACCCTTTCACAATGCAACACACAAACTTTTTCCAGGACTAAAAATTGGCAGGCAATAAATTTATTTGTATATTATGTTATGGGACATACATCATATAAGAGAAAAGTTCAAAGATTCATAAAAGAATCAGTAGACCATTTTTTTAAAGTACGTGAGTTTGATAAGAATGTTACTAGGGTAATGAACAAAGGTAAATCCCCACGTATTAAAGAATTTGAGGGAGATGCTTATAATATTACTAGAATATCTCAAGGGGGTAGTGAAGTTGATATATTCAAGGGGCCTGCTGATAAAATATCAAGTATAAGGGCTTTTGTTAATTTTTCTCATGATGATGGTCATAAGCTAGTGACTGGTCATTGTAGTTTGCCTGGGAACGGAACCTTTTTTGATAGCCAGATTGGACATTCGTATGGCGGTCAAATAGGAGATGCGCAGGTGAAGTTTGAACATGATGCCGGAGCAAATTTAGTAAGAGTTTACATTGAGAATATACAGTCTACTAATCCAGCGTTTGTATTTAGCGCAACTTGGAGAGTAACCGTATTTTATAAATAATTATTACATTTAAAAAAAATTTAAAATGGACTCAGACGGTTTTGAACATGATGATCACTTAAGTGAACATGATAAAATAAATATAGAAAACGCTATACTAGAGATTGCTTATGATAATTCCTATAGAGTTTTAGTGAAAGAAGTAAGCTTTGATGAGTTATTAAACCGTCACGTAGCTCAAGAAAAAGAATATGGCTATTCTGCATTGATGGCATTTGATCCTGATAATGGTCCAAAGAAAGAAGAGCTGGAGAACATGATAGAGTATTATGCTGAACCAGAAAGAGAGATGTATGAGAGATGTGCCAAACTAAACAAGATTATGAACGAAAGATATCCAAGTGAAGTATAATGAAGAGATGGCTGCTGATTTTATTATCTTTCTTAGGTTGCAGAAAGATTGACTCTAATGGGTACACCACCTATATTATAAAGGAGGGTGGGCATCGTTCAGTATTCCGTATAAAAACAACTCGTTCAGACAAAATAGAATTTTCAGTATTATTTGATCAAAGTGCTGTATATCAAACAAAAGATTCCGTCAATCAATTAGATATAAATAAATTATATGGATTAAGTGATTGTGGGGCAAATCATATAGAGTCATCTATGAGATTTGGTTGGAGATGGTATAATGATAGTTTAGAGATACATTGGTTTAAGCATTCAGATAGTGAATTCTCATTTGAAAAGATTTGTGATGCACCTATTGGATTACCTATTAGTTGTTCATTAGAAATAAAAGAACATGAATATGTAATGACTGTTGATGGAACAAAAGTAAATGTTGTTAGAGCACCTTGTGATTTAAATCAACGCAAATATTATCTATACCCTTATTTTGGAGGAGATGAAACAGCTCCTCATGATATTAAAATAAAAATAAAAGAAAGGAGGTAGAGTTGAAATATATATTTGACATGATAGTTTTCATTGGTCAACTATTTATTCTTTCCGCTTTACTAGGAATATACTTTCAATTTATAAAAGGTTTTATAGATGGATATATAGATGGAGTAAAAAATAAAAAGAAAAAAGATGATTAAAAATATTTTTATAATACTTGGATTATTGCTAACAGGATGTAGTGCAAAATACCAAGTTGTTCAAGAGTTAGATGTAAATATGTACCATATGCATAGCCCAAAGAAAAGAGATGTGGTAATTATCTTTACATCAGATAAATTAGAACTAAACGGTTGGTATAAATTAAAACAAATAAATATCATACAACCGGAAGGTAGCATATATGAAAAATAAATTTATTATATTTAATACAAAAAATTATGAAAAATATAAGCACACCATCATATATTAAATGGGTATTTACGGATCACTACTTTAAAAATAAACAAGGAGTACTAAAGTTTTTAGCTACTTTATTAGCTATTTTTATGAGTATTGCAGTCCCAGGCCCAGTAATGGAAGAATATATGGGAGGCTGGATACCTATCTGGCCAGTTGTAGGTTGTTTTATTGCAACTTATGGCTTTTTAATAGGAATAATTTTACAACCCTACATGATCTATAAAAGACTAAAACAATTAGGTTGGTGGAAAACTATTGATAATGACTTAAAAAACTAGAAAAAAATGATAGAACTGTTATTGCTGCTTACCGCTATAATATTATTATTAATACTATTGCCAATAGCATGTTTCTATACTTTTTTAAAATATGTTTTTACAGCAAACAAAAGAATGATAAAAACATGGGCATGTAAAACAGCTAGATCCATAGATGTTTTTGCCAATGTTGAGGCATCAGAACTATTTAATGATGTACTTATAAAAAAAGGTGGTTATAAATTTGGTAATAGACAAGAAACCATATCTTCTGTAATGGGTAAAAACCAAAGATCAAACACACTTACACATACTGGAAAAGTAATTAGAGTCATACTAGACTTTATTGACAAAGATCATTGTTTAAATTCTATAAATGATGATTTATCAAACACAACAAAATAAAAATAAACCTTGAGTGTTTAAACTTTTTTTATTAAATTAGCTTAAGTATTAATTAAAACCAAAAAATATGACTAAAGTAAAAGAAGCGCCAGTTTCAAATGAAACAACTAGTGATAAACTATCTAAAGAAGAAATCATTAAGCGTAGAGTTGAGGTGACAAATTTTTATAAAGAAAATATTAAGCATCTTAAAGTTCAACTAGAATATGAACAACTTTTAACTGATATTGAAAAATTAAGAGCAGAGAGATTACAAGCACAAGCATTTTTAGCTCAAGCATATGCATCTCCTGAAGATCAACAAGAATCATCAGATGCTGGTCAAGATTTTGAAGCTGCTATGGAAAGTCCAGGTAGAACATTAAAAAGAAAATAAATACATCAAGTAATGGAATTACTTAAACAAGGTTCAAGTGGTAATAGAGTAAAAGACTTACAAAGAAAATTAGGTATTACTGTAGATGGTGATTTTGGTCCTAAAACTAAAAAAGCTGTTATTAGATTTCAATTATTAAAAAATCTAAAGCCTGATGGGCTTGTAGGGGCTGAAACATGGGCAAGTTTGATGGGGGCAGCTGTTGTATTAGAAGCAGCAGATGAATCAACAGACTCAAATGAACAATACTTTACAACAAGATTTGATCAAACAATACATAAATATTACTTGCCAAAAGGTGAGTATGTTAGTAAAAAGTATGGTAAAAATGAATACTTTTTCTTACATCATACAGCAGGTGGTGATAATCCATTTAGATGTATTGATCATTGGGGTAGAGATTCAAGAGGACGTGTTTCAACTGAATTTGTTTTAGGTGGGCAAAACTATAGAACAGGAGATGATGAGCATGACGGGGTTATGGTTCAAGCTTTTCCTGAGACAGGATATGGTTGGCATTTAGGTAAAACAGGTTCAGGTCATATGGTAAAACATTCTGTTGGATTAGAAATATGTTCAATAGGTTATTTGGATGATGAATATAAAAGCTACGTAAAAAGAAAAGCTCATGAGTCACAAGTTATAACATTAGATCAAGCTTTTAAAAAGAAAAAACATTGGCATAAATATTCTGATAAACAAATAGAAGAAACAAAAAAATTAATTGAATATATTGCTGAAAGAGACAACATTGATGTAAGGCTGGGACTTCAACAATGGATTAAAAAATATGGTCCTACAAAAGCTTTTGAGTTTCATGAAGATGCTTATTATGGAAAAGTAAAAGGATTATTATCACATACTAATGTAAGAAAAGATAAAATGGATGTATATCCAGATCCAAGATTAGTAGAAGTAATATTAAGCTTATGACACTAGTAAAAAAAGTAGATAAAAGAATTAAATCAACTATTGATAATACTATACAGTATCAAATATTAACTTATTGTTTTTTCAATGATATACAGATTAGTACTTCTGATCTTAAATGTTTATCAGAACTTGCTAAAAATGATAATATTGAAATAACAAAATTTTGTGAATTAGCAACTGAAAAAAGTATATTTAAAAGTTGTCAATCTGCACGTAATGCTATAAATAAAGCAGAAAGAAAGCAGTTGGTTATTAAATCAGGTAAGAATAAAAAAACAATTAAGATAAATGATGAGATAAATATTCAGACTGACGGTGTTGTATTACTTGATTTTAAAATATTAGGAAGTGAATCCTAAAAGTTATAAAATATTTAAAGAAGGAATAGCTGATGAAGTGGGTGTTCATGAAAATGTTGTAGATGATCTTGTAACTTTTTATTATGGAAAAGTTAGAAAAAATTTATCTGATCTTACACATCCTAATATTAATATAACTGGACTAGGAACATTTACAATTAGAAAAGTAAGACTTGAAAAAAATATAAAAAAGAATAAAAGTTATTTAGGAAACATAACTAAAAATACAATTAATGGTTATGAAAAACATCTTACTATACAAGACAAAATTGATAAGATGGAAAATATGTTAGATATGTGTAATAAATTACTAGAAGAAAAGAAAAAATTTAAAGCTAATAAGAAATGAATAAATATTTAAGAGCGCTTAAGTCTAGTAAACAAATATTAGAAGGTTTTAAAAACAGAATCTTTAAACAAGAGCATATTGAAGCAGAAGCAAATCTAAGGATGGAAGTATGTAATACTTGTAATCATTTAGATACCAAAGGATCAAAATGTTTAGTTCCAGGAACACAACCATGTTGCTCTGATTGTGGATGTAGTTTAAGTCTAAAAACTAGATCTCTTTCATCAGAATGCCCTCAAGGTAAATGGCCTGCATTATTAACTGAAGAAGAAGAAGATTTATTAAATGAACAACTAATGGAAAATGAAAAAGCAGAGAACACTTAATGAATACAGACAAAGTAAGGATTTTGGTTATACTAATCCTAAAAAAGAAGAACTAACTGGTATGGTTACAAAAAAGGGAACTAAAATTGTAACGTATCAAGAAAAAAGAATGTTAATTCATGTAAAATCCTTACATGAAACCTACCCAAATAATCAGGAGTTTGGTTATCATATAAGAAAATTTTTAAGAGATGTCAATATTATTTAAAGAAGATGGTCATATTTATGAAAGTATTGAGAATGATTCAATAAACTGGACAAGCGTTACATCATTTATAAGCATGTTCAAACCAAAGTTTAATGCAAAACAGCAGGCAAAAAAATCATCTAAGAATAAAAAATCAAAGTGGTACAATATGTCTGAAAAAGACATTTTAAAAGCATGGGATAATGAAACAGAAAGAGCTATTACTTTGGGTAACTGGTATCATTTACAAAGAGAAAAAGATATATTAGATTGTACAACAATACAACGTAATGGTGTAGATTTAGCTATTATAAAACCAATAATAGATCAAAATGGTATTAAAATAGCACCAAAACAAAAATTAGATGAAGGCTTATATCCAGAACATCTAGTATATTTAAAATCAGTTGGGTTATGTGGTCAAGCAGATTTAGTTGAAATAATAAATGGTACAATTAATATTACTGATTATAAAACAAATAAGCAGATTAAAGAAAAAGGTTTTAAAAACTGGGAAGGTATTACATCAAAAATGTTTAATCCAGTAAATCATTTAGATGACTGCAATTTAAATCATTATAATTTACAGTTAAGTATATATGCGTATATTATAAAGAAGCACAATCCTAAATTAAAAATTGGTGAATTAAAGATACAACATGTTAAATTTGTACAAGTAGGTGAAGATGAAAATGGTTATCCAATAAATGAACATATAGATGGTGAGCCAGTAATAGATGAAATTAAAATATATAAATTACCATATTTAAGTGATGAAGTTAATTCTCTTATCAGTTGGTTTAAAAGTAGAAATGTATGATAACAAGATTATTTGATATACAGAACGGAAAAGTAATTCCAACTGAGCATTGCTATACATTAAATTTTTTAAAAGAAATTATGGATGAATATCCTGATACGCATCTACAAATCTATTGTTATTTATTTTATATGACTTGTCCAAATCCAGATTTGAATCCTTTTTTTAATTTACCAGAACATGAAAAAGAGGATATTATAATAAGTGAAATAGGTTTGGAGGAATCAACTGAAGATGGTAAAATACAGATGGGCCTTACTATGTGTAAAAAGTTATATGAAACTCCTACATATAGAGCATATAAAGGTATTAAATCAATGCTTGATAGATTAGCAACATATATGGAGCATACTCAAATTGAGCATGGTAGAGATGGAAATATTAACTCATTAGTAAATGCTGCTGCAAAGTTTGAGCAGATAAGAAACTCATACAAAGGTGCATTTAGTGATATGAAACAAGAACAAGAAAGTTCTGTCCGTGGTGGACAAGGACTTGCTTATGATCAATTATAAACAATTAAATTAAATTAAAATGGCTATAGGAACAAGATTAGCAAGTGCATTAGCAGCAAAAGCTCATGCAGATAAAGAAAAAGCATTATTAACATTAGAGTTATTAACTACAAATGCTGTTGGTGTAGGAGATCATAGTTTTGATGATCTTCTTGGTGATGCAGAAAAAGCTTTATCTTTATTATCTGACGCTGATGATAGATTAGAAACAATCAATAAATACTTCAAAAATTCTGAAGAAAATCAAAGTGGAGATGAAAAGGGAAAATAGAAAAACCTGGGATAAATCAAAAGGGTATGGTGAACTTACATTTCAAGGTATTTTAGATCTTATAGATGATATTAGAACTCATCAAGCTAAAAGTTTTTTAGATATAGGATCTGGTTATGGATATATATCAAGAATGGTAAGAGATGCAGTTGGAATAACATCAGTGGGAATAGAAAAAGATAAAAAAAGATATGATGCATGTAGAATTGTACATGCATATGCTCATAGACAGGGTCATGTTCCAGCAGTTTTAGAATATGTTAATTATGATATATATAAACACATATCCTATATCAAAAAAGCTGATTATATATTTTCTAATTCATGTCTATTTGATAAAAGCTTTCCTGATTTTGTTGTAGAGCATATGAAACCAGGTACTGTTTTTATAACAAATAGTGTTTATCAAAAACCTGATGAGCAAATATTTTTAAATGTGACTTGGAATAAAGAACCACATAGATTTAATAAAATAATAAAAAAATGAAACAATCATCTAATGATTTTATATTTATTTATTGGGATGATTTAGAAAGTCTAAAAAATAAAAAAAATAAAAAAAATGAAAGTAAAACCAATAGGAAGCAGGCTGTTAATAAAAGAAAAAAAACCAAGTGAGTTTTTTCCAGGTACAAAAATTGTTAAAACCTCAACAAAAAAAGAATATGTTGCTGATGTTATAGCAGTTGGTGAGAATGTTAAGTTTATAAATGTAGGTGATACAGTTAAGTATTCAGAAGATGCAAGACTAATACCTATGAGACATAATCAAGAAGAACATTTTTTGATATCAAATGATATGATTTTTGCTATTATATCTGATGAGTAACAGTTTAGTTATATTATGTGATAAATGTGGGCATAATAGGGGAACATTTATTGATATGGAATCAAAATACTGTGGTATAGCAGAGTGCAATAAATGTTATAACGGAGTTTTAGTTCATTTGACTGAAAAATATTTAAATGATAAGAGAAATACCAACATATAATAATGGTAAGTGGGAAGAAACTAAGTTTAAAGATGATGAATCATTTTCTGAATTTTTAAAGTCTATATTTAAAGAACCAGGTGAATATAATTTTAATGAAATTGCTTTTGAGTTTAACAGAGAGGCAAGAACATTTAATAAAGAAGGATTCTATTGCTCTAGTCCTTTTAAATCAAAAGATTTTTTAACTTATTGGAATGCTGAAAAACAAAAATGTAGAGAGGGTGTTATATATAGAACAAAAGAAAATATCTGGTATTTGACACGTGATTATTATATGTGGTTAAATTTTTTACCAATATATGATAAAGAAGAAAAAAAATATGGTTTTGCAAAAGTAAGAGATGCTCAATATCATATGGCAATATATGAATTGTTAGCAGAGCTAAATAATAAACATTGTGCTATATTAAAGAAAAGACAGATTGCGTCATCATATTTTCATATGGCAAAGCTTATAAATCAGTATTGGTTTGAAGAAGGTAGTGTTTGTAAAATAGGTGCATCACTTAAAGACTACATAAATGATAAAGGTTCTTGGAAATTTCTAAATGAATATAAAGACTTTCTTAATGAGCATACTGCTTGGTATAGACCAAGTAATCCTGAAAAAGTTTTATTATGGCAACAGCAGATAGAAGTAAGAGTTGGTAATAGAAAAACAAATAGAGGTCTAAAATCAAAAATACAAGGAGCATCATTTGAAAAAAATGCAACTACAGGTGTTGGTGGACCAACTACATTCTTTTTTCATGAGGAGGCTGGTATTGCTCCTAAAATGATGGATACATATGAATATTTAAGACCAGCAATGAGTTCTGGTATGATGACAACAGGTGTATTTATTGCTGCAGGCTCTGTTGGTGATTTGGATCAATGCAATCCTTTAAAAGAAATGATATTGAATCCTACAAGTAATGATATATATGCTGTAGAAACAGATTTAATGGATGCTGATGGTACTATAGGATTAGCTGGATTATTTATTCCAGAACAATGGTCTATGCCTCCTTACATTGATGATTATGGTAACTCAAAGATAGATGATGCCCTTACAGCTATAAAAGAAGAAAGAGAAAAGTGGAAGAATGAATTAACTCCTGAACAATATCAATTAAGAATATCACAGAAACCAACAAATATAGCAGAAGCATTTGCATACAGAAAAGAATCAATATTTCCTCAAGCTATTATATCTCGTCAGTTAAAAAGAATTGAAGAAAAAGAATATGTGTATGAACATATTGAACTTGAAAAGGATGAAAAAGGCATCATAGCAAGAAAAAGCAAAAAACTTCCTATATCTAAATTTCCAGTAGATAAAAAAATGCATGATAAAAGTGGATGTCTAGTTGTATGGGAAAGACCTGTAAAAGATCCTGGATTTGGCATGTACTATGCATCAATTGACCCTGTATCAGAAGGCAAAACAACTACATCTGATTCATTGTGTAGTATATTTGTTTATAAAAATCCTGTTGAAGTTACAAGAGAAACATCTGCAGGTTTAGAACATTTTATAGAAAGAGATAAAATAGTTGCAGCATGGTGTGGAAGGTATGATGATATAAATAAAACACATGAACAACTTGAAAAAATTATAGAATGGTATAATGCATGGACTGTAGTTGAGAATAACATATCTCATTTTATAAACTACATGATATCAAAAAAGAAACAGAAATATTTAGTACCAAAACAACAAATGGTGTTTTTAAAAGATTTAGGTTCTAACTCAAATGTTTATCAAGAATATGGTTGGAAAAATACTGGCACATTATTTAAAAATCATTTAGTATCTTACGCAATAGAATTTTTACGTGAAGAATTAGATGATGAATTAGATGAAGATGGAGAAGTAAAAAATAAAATTTTAGGAATATCAAGAATACCTGATCAAATGTTACTAAAAGAGATGATTGCTTATCAACCAGGAGTCAATGTGGATAGACTAGTTGCTTTTTCAGCATTAGTGGCTTTTGCTAAGATTCAGCAAGCAAATAGAGGATATAATAAAAGAAAAGAGTCAGATACGCATTTTTCTTTGGAAAATTCACAAAATTTGTATAAATTAAAATATAGTCCATTTAAAAACATTGGACGTAATAAAAGTACACTTAAAAAAGTTAAAAGATCAGGCTTTAAAAACTTAAGATAATGATTGAATATATATTAACTTGTACACATTATATAGAGAATATAAATTACATATACTCAGATGATATGGGTATATATTCTACTACATACCCAATTGAACAATTATGAAAGTATTAAAGGGAGAAGGATACCCTACTTCTTCAAGTTTGACTCAACCAATTCAGTTTTTACCTAGCAAGAAAAAAGATGATGATTGGGCTGCTTGGAATATTGATTGGCTAGAACTTCAAGGATTAGAGTTTTTAAGACATAATGCAAGAAAATTACTTAAGAACTATAAACTAGCAAAGGGTATTATAGATAAGACAGATTATATAGTTGAGGATGATAATGAGATGAGTAATCTGATTGATGTCTTAACTAAAGAAGATGATTCAGCATTAGAGTTAAAATTTTATCCAATTATTCCAAATGTTATAAATGTATTATGTGGTGAGTTTTCTAAAAGGTTTACAAAGGTTCAATTTAGAGCAGTAGATGATTTATCATACAATGAAATGCTTGAACAAAAAAGAATGCTTGTTGAAGAAAATTTATTAGCTGATGCTTCTGCAAAACTTGTTGCAAAAATGTTACAAATGGGTGTATCTTTAGATTCAGAAGAAGCACAACAAGAACTTTCTCCACAAAATTTAAAATCATTACCAGAAATTGAAGACTTCTTTTCTAAAGATTATAGAAGTTTAGTTGAAGAATGGGCTCATCATCAATTAAAAGTTGATGAAGAAAGATTTAAAATGCAAGAACTTGAAGAAAGAGCATTTAAAGATATGCTTATTTGTGATAGAGAATTTTGGCATTTTAAAATGTTAGAGGATGACTATGACGTTGAACTTTGGAATCCTGTTCTTACTTTTTATCAGAAATCTCCAGATGTAAGATATATTTCTAATTCAAACTATGCAGGTAAAATTGATTTAATGACCGTATCTGATGTAATTGATAA